AGATATGTTGAAGGAACTTGTCCGCGTTGTGGAAATCAAGAGGCAAGAAGCGATGAATGTGAAAATTGCGGTTCACTTTACGATCCATCAGAATTAATAAATCCTTTTTATGGTAATGTTCAAAATGATATAATACAAGGTTTTTCATTACGTCGTCCAAAGATTGATAAAACCACACAAAAGATGGATAAAGAAGAATTAGTGATTTTTCAGAAAAATCAAGTTACTTATATCAATTCTGGTAAATGGAATGAAGATAGAACAATACGTTTACCTTATATTGAAAATGCCAGAAGAGCATATAAACAATTATCATTAATTGAAGATTCTATTGTTATTTATCGTCTTGTACGGGCACCGGAGCGTTTAGCGTTTCATGTTGATGTTGGTAATATGTCCCCACCTAAAGCTGAAGCATATATGAAACGTTTGATGCAACAATATTGGACAAAGAAAACATATGATACTTCTACAGGTCGTACAACAAATACATTAGATCCACAATCTATGTTGGATAGCTATTGGTTTGCAAAAAGACAAGGTACAGAAGGTACACGTATTGAACGTTTAGAAGGTGGTCATAATTTAGGTCAATTAGACGATCTATTATATTTTTTACGTCAATTATATAAAAGTATGTGTGTACCAGTTGGTCGTTTAAATCCTGAAGATACATTAAAAGACGGCGAAGGAATGACACGAGAAGAATTAAGATTTGCAAAATTTTTAATTCGTATTCAAACACAATTTGCACTTGGTATTAAAGAAGGGTTTATTACACATTTGAAATTACGAAAGATGTGGGATAACTTTAAAATTAAATCAAAGGATTTACGAATTGTTTTTAATTTGCCAACGATGTATTTGGCGATGAAACAACAACAATTATTTGATTTAAAATACAACAATTTTAATAATTTGAGTAATAATGAAGGTATATCTAATTCATTTGCACAAAAAAAATATTTGGAAATGAGTGATGCTGATATGGCAGCAAATCGCGAATGGCGTCGAAAAGATGCAGCCTTACAATGGGAATTGGAACAAATCTTAGCTAATGGACCGGGATGGAAAGCACAAGCCGCAGCAATGAAAAATCTCGGTGCTGAAATGGCTAGTGGTGGCGGTGGGGGTGGTGGCGGAACTGAAACACCACCGGAATTTGGTCCGTCACCGGAAACGGAAGAGGAACCCCCAAAAGAAGGTGAACAAGAGACACCTGAACAACCACAACCCACACCACAACCCGCTGCAACGCCTCCAACGGGAGGGAGTGCTTTACCGGGTACACCGCCAAAAGCCTAAAGGAGTTATATGATTTTCAAAATACAAGGTGACACATTATTTCAAACAGATGATAATGGAAAAGTTGAGAAATTGAAAAAATTTGATCCACATTCGAATATTATAATTAATTTGAGAGAAGTTTTGAAAGATAATAAAGAAGTTAAAGAAAAAATAATAAAAGAAAAAGAAGCTAAAGAAAATACACAAAAGGATCAATCATCCGATAAATCAGATAAACCAGATAAACCGACGAAAAAAACACGAACCAAGAAAAATGGGGTGTAAGATGCCTTATGAATCTAAAGGAAAATGTGTTTATAAGAAAACAGGTAAAAAAGTTGGTTGTACTAAAGGATCAGTAAAAAAATATCTTGCTGCATTACATGCAAATGTAAAAGAAAGTAAGTTTGATCAGGTTATATTGCAAATACATGAAACTTTTTTAGTGAAAAAATAATATGTTACCCTATAAACAAGGTATTTATCATCCTTTTAATCCTCAAAAGTATAAAGGGACTACGCCAATTATATATCGTTCCCATCCCGAATATAAACTGATGTATTTTTTCGACCATAGACCAAATATTGTTGAATGGTCGAGTGAAAGTATCGTCATACCTTATCTGAAACCGACAGATGGAAAAATACATAGATATTTTGTTGATTTTACGTGTGTGTTGAAAGATTTAAATGGAAACTTAATTAAATATCTTGTTGAATATAAACCCCTGAAACAAACAATTATGCCGGAAAAAGGTAAAAAAACTGAAAAAACTTTTTTAACAGAACAATTAACATATGGTATTAATATGTCAAAATGGAAAAGTGCGCGAGAATATGCACATAAACATAATATGAAATTTTTAATACTTACTGAAAAAGATTTACCTTGATAAATATTTGAAGCAGGTATACCTATGAATGATCATCTTGAGGAAATTTATTATAATGATATCTTATTAGAAGCCCGAATAAATCGTTTACTTCCCATTTTTAATAAATATCCAGATATTCAAAAGAATACAAAAATTAAAAATGAGATACAGAAAGCTATTAATATATTGAAAAAAGATGATCGTATAATTTGGTATATTCAATGGTATAAACTTTATATTTTAGAATCATTAAAAAATCCGAATTTTGAAATTGAAAAAGAGTCTTTTGCAAAAAGAATCGGTTTACCAGTTGAGAATATTGAGAATATTTTAAATAAATTTTCACCAACAATTATCTTAAATAAGTTAGATCATTATTTTGCATTGCATATACCGAATATTGATAATAAGGTTTTTAAAATATCAGATAATCCTTTATTAGTGATTGAAGATTTTCAAAAAATTGAAACAAAATATTTTGAAAAATTTAAAGGAAGTATAGAAGAAGTTGATACGGATGAAGTTGTTATAAGGTTTCCTGATGGTTGGGTTTGGGTTAATACACATTCGCCAACCTGTTCGAGAGAAGAAAGACAATCAATGCAACATTGCGGAAATGAATATGGACATCAACAAGAGGGTGATGAAATTTTTTCATTAAGAGAACCTGTAAAGATTCAGAATAAAACAAAATGGATACCACATTTAACCTTTGTTGTTAATGATAAGGTTATACGAGAAGCAAAAGGTAAACAGAACGCGAAACCAGTTTCAAAATATCATAAATATATTATTCCATTATTAAAATCAGATTATATTACACAGATTAATTGCGCAGGTAGTTATGATGCAAAATCTAATTTTAGTTTAAAAGATTTACCAAAAAATATACAAGCTGAAATTATCGAATTAAAAGGTGATGAATTCGAACTAGATACACAAAAACAACTTGAAGCTAAGATAGCTGAATACAATGATTCACTTCGATATAGCACTATTATTTTAAATGTTGATGATGAATCAGGTGAGATTATCTATTCCATATTTACTACTGTTAAATTTAATTTTATTGATTTCATGGGTGTTTCGCAAAATTGGCACAAATTACATCCGAATGACATCAGAGATGAATTAAAACTCTATATTGATATAGAGGATATATGGATTTCGACTTCCGAGAGAATTGTAATGATAAAGACAGAATCTAAGGATTATGTTGATCCATTGAATGAAACGGATGTAGTGGAAGATCTTGGAACGGATTTGATGTATTACGAACAACAGAAATATGAAAAAGATTTTGGAGAAATTTTGTCTGCGCTTATAAAACATGGAGTGATACATCCAACAGAGTCAATGATATTTTTACAAAACATAGAAAAGAAATATTTACATGTAGATGTTCAGAATTGGTCCACGGGTGATATCAATATTAATTTTATAATTGACATAGGTAATATACATAAGATACCACAAAATGTAATAACGAGTAAAATTAAAAATTATTTTATAGATTCAAAATTTTTAGATAAATTAATTAATCAAGAGATAAAAATTATTACACAAAAAAACCCTAATCAAATGGAGTTTAAATTTAAAGAATCATTACAACATGGAACAATTGTTGATACTATTAGTGTAACCTTTATACCGGAAGATAATGATATTAACATATCATTTAATATTAATAATCTTATGGAATACGGTCATGATGATTTTCGAAAAATAGAAAAAGTTTTGGAATTTATTGATAATAATTATAAAACAATAAAAAACGAAATACAACAGATTATATATGGATTATTTGAAATAAATACCCCTTCAACCCCCATAATGTTTTCGGATAGACAAAAATTTCGAAAATGGTATTTCAATCAGTTACAACAATATATTAAAAATGAAAAAGAAGCTTAGAAAAATAATTTGTAATTCTGGTAAAGAATATTGTCAGATTTGCAATAAAAAAGAATATTTAGTAGAACATCATATTAATGGTCGAAAAGTAGATGATTATGATGGGGATTGGAATAAAACATATATTTGTCCAAATTGTCATAATGAAGTACATCGAAATTTGATTATTATTGAAGGTTGGTTTCAAACGACTGATGGTCGTAAATTATTATATCATTATTAAGGTATAACATCAATACCATGTCCATAGGTTCCGTATACCACATCACGATGTCCTTGTATATCATAATCCCATGATTTTTTAGCTTCATCTTCAGAGTTTTGAGGATACAATTTGGAAGGTTCAATAGTAGGCGTACCACTGATTTTTGAATAACGAGTATTATCATTAACAATATTATAACCGTGTTCGCGAGGTGCGTATGGTTCGCTAGAATAATCAAATCTTTTGCATTTAATATACCATACAATATGAGACATTAGAGGATTTATCATACCGGGAATGTTTTCATCACGACGTTCTGTGATTTCATAAACATTTGGACCTCTTAACCAATTTTCCCAAGGATTATACCCACCGCTTATAAATTCATTTGTGAGACTCTTTAAGTCATCTGGATTATCTAATTTGCAAAAATCTACAGATGATACCGCAGATAATTGACTTGTTGGGTAACTATTTGGATATCCACCACCACCGGGACGATCCCAGCCAAGTTCATCGAGACGTATTAAATCACCTGCCTTTGGTGTAGCGTTTGGATTACTCATATATTCTGCAAATTTAGGAATAGGAATTATGATTGTTAAATCTGCATCACATTGTATACCAAACTTGCTAAGAAGCAACGAATCATTATTCATTTGGGCAAGTGCAAGCATTGTTACAGGTAATTCGAATGGAGCGGTTGGCATTTCGGCATATATGAAGTCATGGCCTGTAAGTGTATATGAGTGTACAAAATAGGAAATAGATGTTCCATATAAATCAGTAGCTTCAGTCCACCAATTTAACATTAGTTTTCGTTCGTTTTCATTGTTATTTTTATTAACAAATCGAATTTTATTATTTTTACATAACATATAAATTATTTATCTTAATCTGATAAAATTAACCCATAAAGAATTTAACAGGCATAACATCTGAGAAACCAGTACCATTGAATAATTGTTTTTCTAATTCATCTTTTTCTTTAAGTCCTTGTGTTAAAACATCATTTGCATTCAATTGTCCGCCTCCGAAAATAATCATTCCACCAAATTTACCGCGAATATGTCCCATAGTAATTTTTGTTAAAGCTAAAGTATAATCTATAATCCATGGTTCGGATATTAAATCTTTAATAGGTCTTTCAACATAACATCCAATACACGCATAATATTGTTGATTGGCATAAGGTTCAGGTAATATTCTCAAAATTTGTGTTCTTGGATCAAATCGGAATAATGGGGTTTGAGCGAGAATTTTAGTTCGATCTTCTAACCATGATTTTAAAATATTCCATGTAATAAGATCAAAACCGGCATTTCCTAGCATATAGCTGAAATAAGTTTGTTGTGCCATAGCTTGTTCAAGAGTGAATAATGTATTAACACCCGTTCCTTCACCTTGTTCAAAAGACCAAACATCCACAACTTTTCGATATTCGCGTAAATCATAATCATAACTTGCTGACATACCTTTCATATCAGTACGTCGAAAATCTGAGCCACAAAAACTAAAGATTTCATCTAAACGTATACCAATTCCTTGTTTATATATTGAAGTATTGAATACTAAATATTCTTCCGTGTAACCTGTGTATTTTGTATATTTTTCCATTGCTTGGTCAATATATGCGATGATGTTTTCATCACAGATATCTAAGTTAATGGATGGCCAACCGAGTAATTGTTTAATACGGGTTACTAAATCACTATAAGCAACAATTTTTGGATTTAGATTTGTACTACCGGCATTACGAACAATGTCACTTATAGGTTTACCAGTATGAATAACCGTCGTAACTGGTACAGCCGAAATCGGTGTACTACTTAAAAGGGGTGTTTGATATAAACTTCCATAATTAAATAATTGGATACCATAACTCGTGTTATCAGGGTTATCAATAAATGTGATTAGATATTTATCGGTTGCAGTTAAATCTGTAACTAACATTGGTTCTTCAAAATGAATATTTGGAAATTCGTATTGATCTTGAGCGATTTTATAAAGTGGTACACTATAAGCTGATCCATTAACGGTAAGTGCTAAACCGACATTATAACCAACGGCTGCACCACTAGCGATAATTGTTGTTTCTTCTGGAAATGTTAAACCGGGGGTTGGCGGTAATAATTCAATATTTGGAGTAGTATTTGAAAATGTATAAGCTGGTAAACCGACATTACGATTGTTGATTTTGCATGTTAAATACTGTAAACTCGCTGTAGTACCTTGAACGAGAGTTGCATTATTTATTGATATAAAATTTGACATATAATTCCTCTAACTCTTTTAATTATTTATCAATATTTTATTGCATGATTCGTTCTTTTGATAAACTATATTTTGGAATAAAAAATATCATTTTTATATGTTTTATTTTGACATTTGAAAACTAAATTATTATACTACTTATTGACGAAGGAGTAATCTATACCATATGAAATCTGTTGATTATACTGAAGCACGTAGACAAACATTAGAATATTTTAATAACGAAGAATTGCCAACTGATTCGTTTTTAGAAAAATATGCTTTAAAAAATAATGATGATGCTTTATTGGAAAGTACCCCATCAGATATGCATCATCGATTAGCAAAAGAATTTGCACGTATTGAAAAAAATAAATTTAAACAACCTTTATCAGAAGAAGAAATTTTTGGATATTTTGATCATTTTAAATACATTGTTCCACAAGGTAGTCCAATGTACGGAATAGGAAATAATTTTCAAACAATTTCATTATCAAATTGTTTTCTTTGTGATACACCAGAAGATTCATATGGTGATATTTTAAGAATTGACGAACAAATGGTACAATTATGTAAACGCCGAGGCGGAACTGGTGTTGATCTTTCAAAATTACGTCCGATAGGAATACCAACCCATAATGCGGCACATACTACAACTGGTATATTATCTTGGATGAAAAGATATGCTAATTCGATTGGTGAAGTTGGGCAGAACGGACGGAGGGGGGCTTTAATTGAATTATTATCTATACATCATCCACAAATTTTAGATTTTATTCAAGCAAAAGATAAGAAATTTGATAAAAACGGTAAACCTTTACCACCTGAAGTTGAAGGTGCAAATCTTTCTGTTAAATTATCGAATGAATTTTTACAAGCTGTTGAAAATAATACAGATTATGAACAGCGTTGGCCGGTAGATTCACAAAATCCAAAAATATCCAAACGAGTTAATGCGAGAGAAGTTTGGAATGAGATTATTAAACATGCACATGGTAGTGGTGAACCGGGTATTTTGATGTGGGATACGGTCCTATCTGAAACACCTTCAAGTGTTTATCCTGCATTTAAGCCTCAAGGGACAAATCCCTGTAGTGAACTTATTTTATCCCCGTTGGATTCCTGTCGATTACTTCTTTTAAATCTATATTCATATGTTAAAAATCCTTTTACAAAAGAAGCTTCATTTGATTTTGAATTATTTGCAAAACATGCTAAAATTGCGCAACGATTAATGGATGATTTAGTAGATTTGGAATCAGAGAAGATTAATAAAATTATTGAAAAGATTGAACGTGATCCTGAATCAGAATATATTAAATCCCGTGAATTAGATATGTGGAAACGGATTTTGAAATATTGTAATGAGGGTCGTCGAACTGGAACGGGTACAACCGGATTAGGTGATACATTGGCTGCATTAGGGGTGGCCTATGCATCCGAAGAATGTTTTCCGATTGTTGAGAAGATATTTAAGACCTTAAAATTAAGTTGTTATCGGATGTCTGTTGATATGGCAAAAGAATTAGGGGCTTTTGCGTGTTATGATGCAGTAAAAGAAAAAGAGTCACCATTTATTCAACGGATTAAACAAGAAGATGAGAATTTATATAATGATATGGTGAAATATGGACGTAGAAATATAGCATTATTAACTATTTCACCAGCAGGTACAGTATCGATTTTAACAAAAACAACATCGGGTGTTGAACCATTATTCGCTTTATCTTATAAACGTCGTCGTAAAATCTCAAATAAGAATGAGAAATACGATCAAATTGATGAAAATGGTAATATATGGCAAGTATACGAGGTTTATCATTCAAAGATTCTTGAATGGATGCGTATAACAGGTGAAACTGATGTTCAGAAATCGCCTTGGTATGGTTGTTGTGCTCAAGATATTTCATGGATTAATCGTGTTAAAATGCAATCATTAATACAAAAACATATTTGTCATTCAATTTCTTCGACTGTAAATTTGCCAAATACCGCTACAATCGAAGATGTAGCAAAAGTTTATGAAACAGCTTGGCATAGTGGATGTAAAGGCATCACCGTATATCGTGAAGGTAGTCGTGATGGAGTCTTAATCACAAATGATACAACAAAATCTGAAAATATTACTCCAATTATAAAAACACAAGCGCCAAAAAGACCAAAAGAATTACCATGTGATATATACCATATTAAAATAACAAAAAAACTTGATAAGATTCGCGTTTTTGATTATATGGTGTTAATTGGATTATATAATGGTACCGAACCATATGAAGTTTTTGCAATTGAGAATGGAAAATATGATAAAAAGATTACAAAAGGAAAGATTATACGTGAAAATCGTGGAATTTATCATTTAGTTATGGACGATGGTACCGAAATTAAGAATATACTTAATGATACCACAGAAAACGAAGATGCGTTAACACGTTTAACTTCAACTTCTTTGAGACATGGTGTTGATATCAAATATATTGTTCAACAATTATCAAAAGTTGAAGGTAGTGATTTGTTTGCGTTTTCAAAATCTATTGCAAGGGCTTTAAAACATTATATTAAAGAAGGTGTTTCAGGTGAAAATTGTCCAAATTGCGGAATTAAACTGATATTTGAAAACGGGTGTTTTATTTGTAAAAATTGCGGAAAATCAAAATGTTAACATCGACGATACTAAATATTCATATAAGAGGTAAATATGAATATTTTTCGTAGAATTGCAGTTTGGTTACATTTAGCTAAACCACCAACAAATAATAATACAAATACAACAGTTTCAACTGGTCCAGTAGTTTCAACTGGTCCAGTAGTTTCAACTGGTCCAACAGTTTCAACTGAAAGTGGTCCAGCTATTATAAATTCAACACTTGTACCAGATGCAACACCAAATAGTGTTCATATATTTTGTGAATCCGGTGCTGCACAAGATTTTGATTGGTTTAGAAAACAATTAATTCGTTCAATACAACAAATTTATGTACATGCTATTAGAGGAAAATCAAATTTTGGA